GGCTGTATTGAACCGCTTGGCAGTATCTTCATTTTGAATCCAAACTTGTCCTAGGTAGTCATTACGAGGTTTCATATAGATGACTGGTGAACCTAAACGAATGAATCCTAGAATCTTTCCTGAGTTCTTTTCTTTGACTGCCAGTTGAACATTCTTACCAACTGGTGCTTTATTAATATGTGAACTGGTAATAGCAAGTAAAGGTTCCCAAACATCATTTGGTATTTCACATACTTCAATATCCATATCTTTTGGGTGCATTGAGAAATCAGAGAACAAATCATCTTCAATTGGAAATAAAGAAGATGGCATATCAGCCACATTCTTCAGTTTCTCATCACGCATATATTCTTCGGTACTTCCGATGTTACTAAAGTAATCATGGAATGCCTTAGCGCAATACAAACCATTTTCTCTGGAGATTATCATACTTTAAAACCACTAAATGATTTCTTTTGTTTTTCTTCTCTTGTACCAAATGTGTTCAAAGGCTTATCGTGGCCAGCATCAGCGATACCCATCTGTGCAGCCTGTTCAACATCATATAGTTTCATTTTGGCTCTATCAACACCAAGAGTAAATCGTTTATGGAATGTTGGATCATTATATCGATTCTTCAATTGTTTAACCATAATTTGGCCAAGTTCTTCTAGTTCTTCAGAAGAAATCAAAGCAAACATCAAGTCTGCGGTGGCGGGAAGTCCGAACGATTCACTCGTATCCTCAAGACCCGGATCACTGGAAGTAAATCCTGAGCGGGTAGTTTGTGTAGCAGATACAATAGGAACATTATACTCAACAGCAAGGCCTCGTAGTTCTTCTGCAATTGCTTTAACGTAGGTGTAGGAATTAATATTCGCACCAGCCTTAATACGAGCAGAACAACAAATATTGAGATAGTCAACAAATATAATGTCAGGTACAAAAGACCTCTTGAGATTAAGTTCATTTAATAGTGTCCTAAAATGAATAGTTGATGCTGAGGCAGTTGGATATTCTTTGATAATTAATTTGCCTGTAGTCTTTTCACGAACTCGTGTGACCTTTTTATCATACAAATCTTTTGGTAATTCAATCAAATCATCAATAGTAACATTCAATAGATTGGCATCGATTCGTTCTGCAATCTTTTCTTCACTCATTTCCAAAGTGATGTAAAGAACATTTTTGCCTTGAACCATGCACGAAGCAGCCACATGACACATAAAAAGAGATTTACCAACACCAGTCCCCGCCAAAGCAATATTAAGTGTCTTAGCTGGTAAACCACCTTTGGTGATTTTGTTGAAGTAGTCGAGGTCGAATGGGATTCTTTCCTCTTTTCTGTGATAGAATTCATATCGAGCATCTGAGTCCTGTAAGTAATCGTGTCCTACCGAGTTGTCAAATGAAACGGCCAAGGCGTCCGATAATATCTTGGGAATCTGGCCTTTGTCATGAGTTTTGTCTTTACCATCGAGAATTGAAATAGACCCCAATACTGCGTTGTAGATGGCTTTCTCCTGGCAAAATTGTTCTGTTTTGTCAACAAGCCATTGAACCTCGGTTTCTGCTGATTTATTTTTTTCAATCTCTGATAGATAATCTTCGCATCTCTGAACTTCATCAGCTGTGAGATTTCTCTTTTCTTTGACGGCAATACTAAGTGCTTCAATCGTTGCCGTGTTATTGTAAGTCTCCGTGAATGATGTAATTTCATTAAATAAAGTTCTTTCTACACTATCACTAAAATACTCTGTCTTTAAAAATGGTAAAACTTTCCGAAGAAAGTCCTCATTATAAATCAGGTTCTTTAATATCGTCTGTTCCAGTTTCATCCACTATTTCCTGCTCAATATTGTTTGACATTAATTCTACAAGTAAATCACCAAGATAATTTTTAAAGTCTGTATCTTTTTCCAGCTTTCTTGGCTTATCAACTACTGATTCTAACACATCATAAGCAAAAAGTAAATACATTTGTTCATTTTCTTCTTTGAACTTTACCTTTCCATATTTGAATACGGTATCTTTATATGGTCCTTGTAAGAACTTTATATGTACCGCTGTCGAATCATCTTTGGGATAAATGAAACAATAATCTGTACCTTCAATCATCTTTCACCTCATCAAATCTTTTCTCTTGTATGGTCTTTTCTTTCCATACCTTTCTAGGATTACCACACATTACACATTCAGGATTACCACAGTCCATCGCATGGTGCTTGGCAAATTTGTGTGGTTCATCTACCGGCATACCATGTGATTTGGCAATCTTGGTTTGTTTTTTAATTTGATTTTGAGTTTTTTGAATACGCTTAGAATGTTTTAATTTAGCATCTTCATTACTCATCATCAGCACCATTCATAGTTTCAACTTCAAAGGCTTCATCGTATGAGGCATCTTGCATAATACTACCAGAAGCAATTTGATATTTGTTTTCAATAAACTCACGGAAAGATTTTTGTTTTAAAATTGGTAACCAGAATTCTTTGGTATCAGTTTCTTTAACACGATACTTTTTATCTTCTATAACACCAGATTCAACATCTACTTTACTATACCATCCGTTAGAAGGTTTGATAACATGACCTGATTCAATAGCAAGGTCAAGTAACCCACTCCAACGAGAAATACCACCATCAAAAGAAACGGTGACTGGTATCTTGGACTTCTCTTTAACATAACGAGATTTCTCAACATTAATAATAAAATTGTAACCAACAACTTCTGTGCCTTCTTTTTCTTGTTGACGACCAAGAATGAAAATGTTGTCAGCTGAATAGTATGAACCTGTACCACCACCAACGATGTCTTTAGGGAACATACCAATTTCTTTGTAAGTATGATTGACCACAATCATTGGAACATCTTTCATTGTGAGGTGTGGTGTGACCATACGAAATAAACTCTTGACCTGTTTAGCACGGCTCATATCAGCAACTGATTTGCCTTCAAGTGCATCATCAACTTCTTTCTTGGACGCCAGATTACCAATCGAATCAATTACAATAATTAAATGGTCTGTGCGCTCAAGTGAAGTTAATTGTTGCATGATATCGAACTTTAATTGTTCAATATCAGTAAGAGGTGTATGAAGAACTCGGTCGGTATCAATACCAAAGCTATCAAAATAAGACTGAGGAGTGCCAAACTCAGAATCGTAAAATAGTAACGCTGCATCATTATATTTGTCCATGTAAGATTTTGCCATCAATAACGAAAAAGCAGTCTTAAAATGTTTTGATGGCCCAGCCCACATTGTAAGACCTGGTGTTAAACCACCATCCAATTTACCAGACAACGCCACATTAATAATTGGAATTGCCGTAGGTATCATATCTTTGTCAATAAAGAACTTTGATTTAGAAAGAATTGCTGATTCTTTAATACTACTGTTCTTTTTAATCTTGTCAAGTATACTCATAATTTTCCTTTTTAAAAGTCACCACCATCTAATCTTTTTTCTTTGAAAGCCAATTCTGCTTTCTCATCATATTTACTTATGCGATCCGCCTCACGCCTCGGAAAGCCTTTCTTTTTATTTGTAGTCGCCACATCCTCCTCGATTGTAACCAAGTTTTCTTTGGGGACTTCAACCGTATCACTCGGCGATTCTTTAACTGTTTGAACTGTCTTTCTTTTACGCTTAGTGAGTTTAGGTACCGAAACGGGAACTGAAATCTTCTTTCCATATTTCTCTTTATATGTTATATTTCCTGCTATCAATAATAACACAGCTAGAGGGTCAAATACAAGCATAATCATAAAGATTACCAGTCTTACAGCCTTGTCTAAGGCACCATCACCACTACCAAAAAAGATGTCTGCCACATATTTGATAGGACCAACATCTGCCACCAATTTGTTTTCTTCTTTAAGAAGTGGTAACTTTTTCTTATTGATTTCGGTAAGTTCTTTTTGTGTTGCTTGAATTTGTCTATCAATAGATGCTGATGCCGTTTCAGGATTACCAGCACGTTTGAGTAAATATTCTAATCGTTGTTCGGCAATCTTTTGTTGTGAATTAAGTGTTTTTAACTCAACAGTATTGGCACCAGATTCTAATGTAGAATCAATATGTGATTTGGCCAAGAAACCAAAAATACCCATTGAAGTAATAAACATTAAAATAATTACGGCAGCCGTCAGATATGATTTCAATAAAATGTTGGTTTTTTGCCAATTATTATATAACCATGATGCAGTAATTAATTTGGCAAACTCAAGTGTTGAACCCATAATAATAACTGGCCAAAATGCACCAGAAAATATAAGTGCTAAACCAATAACTGAATAATAGGCTGCAATACCAGATAAAAGAAATGCGGCTAAGAATGTTAGTATGATTAATATCATGAGAAGAAATCCTCTATTGAACTTGTTCTTTCTGTTTTCCAACCCATACAATCAAGAATTACTTTGATTGGTTCTAGAAATGCCTTATCAAATTGCATATCATAATCAATATACTCTTGTAGTTCGAACTCTTTTGGTAAACGAGATGGATACGATATGACAGTATCTTTGAATGGATTAGGCATCTTTAGGTAAGTAAACTTAACCTTTTCACCTTCTTGAATGAGTTGATATTTCTTGGTTAAATTATTTTTCTTTAAATTATGATTATAAAGAATGGCACCTTTAACATGAATGGGTGTGCCTTTTTTATACAAATTTGAATCGTCAGAATAGGTATTTAGGCCATTGAGACCACGGGGAAAAGAGATTTCTTCCACAGGCAATGTTTTAAATTCTTCTCTAAAATTCTCAATGAAATTTAGAATATCATCTTGTGTGCCACTTACCATCAGTTGAATTGCTTGTTTCATCTTCTCACGAATGGCAGATGGTGTAGATGACTTAATCATTTCAAGACCCATAACTTTCATCTGTGGTTCTTTATATTGAACACCTTCATTGTTGTATATGTTCAGAATATATCGTTTCTTGGCAGTCCAAATACCTTTGTTGGATAGGCCTTCTCGTTTCATTTCCATCTTTTGCTGATAGGCATGAACATACTCAGCCAGTTCTTGATATGACTTATCAATATATGGTTGAATCTTTTCTTCACAGATTTTATCCATGAGAGAGATTACTTTTTGTTTGTCTGTGGTATCTTTAATAAACTTATTAACCAGTTCACCCATACGAAGATAAATTGAATCAGTATCAGAAGCGATTACATAGTCTTTATCTTCTGTATCAAGTATCTTATTCATCCAAAGGTTAATTTTATTTTCAATCCAACGAATGCTTAATTGGCCAGCAGTAGTGACGCCAAGAGCCATCCGCAAATCGTAGAAACGGAAATACTGAGAACCCAAAGCACCATAAGCAGAGTTAAGAGAGACCTTTTTGGCCAACTGAATGTTATTGTATTTGGCAATTCGTTTTTCAATTGCATATTTTTTGGAATCATCCGTTTCATTTTCATACTCCTGTTTTGCTTGAAGCATTAACTTCTTAAACTTACTTCTATCTGTATACATTTCTTCCATCATCTTAGGCAAGAAACCTTGAATATCGGTACGGAAGAATTGGCCGTTAGGTGTTAGTGTTGCACCTTCTAGTTGTGATGTGTTGATTTCTTTTCTTAACATTCTATCAACAGAAACACCTTGTGAAAGAATCTCACGCATTTCATCTGTATAATTCTCTGGTTCAATGAGTGTTTCTGGTGAAATATTATACTGCATCATCAAATGTGGATACAAAGAGTTCAAGTCAAATGAAGCAACCCAATCATGTAGGCCAACTTGTGGTACCTTAACATAAGCACCCTCAAATGCCGAATCTTTATCTTTGACTACTCGTGGTGGTACAATAATATCTTTATCACGCAGATAAGAATATGTCAGTGCGTCCCACATACGAGTTTGTGCAAACACATCTTCAAAGTTTGATTTAGTATCATATGCAAGAGTTACAGCCAACTCAAGCAGTTTTAATTTATCTTCAAGTTTGATAATGAGTTCAACGTCTTTAATGTTATACTCAATAAATTTTTGATAATTCAATCGATAGAGAGCATGAAGATTATCATATTCTTCATAGGCAATCTTACCTTCACCAAGTTCTACTTGTGCAATGTTATCCAAACGATAAGATTCTTGTGACTTACCACCGGGTGCGTACCATTTGTATAGTTCAATATAATCAAGTGAAGATAGGCCGACAAGAGTGTAATCAATCAACTGCCGATTGTTTACATATGCTTTGCGTTCTGTGATGTAATTCCATGGTGATAGTTTCTTGGCTTCATCATCACCTAGAATTTTACGAAAACGATTAATGAGATATGGTATATCAAAGAACTTGGTGTTCCAGCCAGTAATGATGTCTGGATATTTGTCTTTCCAAAACTCTAGAAATTTCTTGCAGAGATTGTATTCATCTTTGCATCGAATATAAATTTCACCTTCTTCAACTTGGTACTCACCACAACCAAATACGATTGGTTTGCCATTGAGAAATTTTAAACAGATTGCTGTGATGGGTTCGTTTGCTTCGTATGGATCAGGAAAGCCATTCTCAGAACCGACCTCAATATCGATTACAGCAATTGATACTTTTTCATAATCATAATCAACCATACCTTGATGTTGGTCAGCAATGAAAGCATATTCAAATCGAGTTTGACCATAAATCTTTGATGCTCCAGAAACACCTTCAAATTGTTTGATATAATCTCTGGCTGTTTTGATTGATGCAAACTTCTTCTCGTCTAGATAATCACCTTCAAGACTTGTGAAGTTGGTTATTTTTTTAGATGGCAAAAACAAAGATGGAGCATACTCAACCTTTGTCTTTATTTTCTTGCCGTTTTGAATGCCACGATAGAGTATGTTACCGCCGATACTCTGAACATTAGTATAGAATGAACTCATTAACCTGTAATTAGTGTTTTGGTTGGTGGAACAACAATACCAGAACCAAAGATTGAGTTATAGTTATTAACAAAATCTTGTGCTGGAACATAGGAGTATACTACACTTTTCTTATTGATGGCAAGCGTGGTACCAGTCTTTTGTTCAGCATGAAGTGGAAAAGGTGCAAAGCCGACATTTGGCTGGCCAGTCTTAGGATCACGAACAATTGCAATACCAACTGGATTTTCAATAACAAATTCCGTTTCAGATTCAGACTCAATTTCACCTAAAATTTCTTCTCCGGTAATGAGTTTCATAGCCAGTATCTTCATATTTTTACCTTTTCTTTAATGATTTCTTATAAATAAGTATGTAGTTGAAATGAAATTATATCTGATTTATCTCTCCATGTCAACCTGACATTCGGTATTCTTTATTATCCCCATTTAAAAAATCTAACAGAGGATGGTAGAGGACAACCTTTATCAAAAATAAATGTTTAAAAGTAAGATAACTGCAATTGTAACAGTAATGTTGCTTGCTGGCAATAGTTTTGCTGATCCTATTGTAACAGATTCCACAACCAGAAGTACCAGTGATTCCACTTCTAATAGTACCACAACAATTAAATCTCCGCCACCAACCGCTGTGGCACCGAACATCACATCTATTAATAACGACCTTTGTGCTGTAGGAGTTTCAGGCGCAGCTCAAACACAAATTCTCGGTATTGCCATTGGTTCAACTTTTGTAGATAAAAATTGTGAACGCTTAAAACTTTCCAAAACTCTCCATGATATGGGTATGAAAGTGGCTGCTGTGGCTACTCTTTGCCAAGATGAACGAGTATTTACTGCCATGATGAATGCTGGTACTCCATGTCCAGTTGATGGTAAAATTGGTAACGAAGCAAAAGCAATTTGGGAAGCAGATCCAGAACGCAAACCACAAAAAATCAAGAGTAAAGATTAATGAAAAAAATATTAGCAACACTACTATTTGTGGTGTCTGCTTTCTGTCAAGCACAAATTGTTACCATACCAATTCCTGGTGCTCCAGGTCTTTCTGTAACTGTTGGTACAGGTATCAACGCTTTACCTTTGCAAGACATACGCACTAATCCAAATGCTGTAAACATCACCACATCAGATGATTGGTACACACAAGTTCCATTAGGCTTTACATTTCCAATGTATGGCCAAAATTTTACTACATCATGGGCTGCAACAAATGGGTTTGTAACATTCCGTGATCCACAAGTATCAGGTCTATGGGGCGGTTGTTGTTCTGGTATTGATTTAAGAAATACCACCGATCCACGATATAATTATACCATTTATGGTATGCATACTGATTTGTATTCTTGGAACGGACAAAATCAATATTATCTCCGTGAAGGCAACTCAATGACTTATGGTTGGTATGATTTAAGTCAATGTTGTTCTTCACAAGGCGGCAATAGTTTTGAAATTAAAATCAATTCATCAGGACTTATAGATACTCGCATTGCTGGTGCTATGGTTAGTTACAACTCAGTAACATCAGGATTTTCTGGTAATTTGGCCAATGGT